CTATCTCGCGGCTGGAGCAGACCTTTGAATGGATGATGTGGATTGATGTGGAGGAGCGCAAACTGATCTGGAAGCGTGCGGCGCGTGTGCGGTGGAAAACTATCTGCTGGGAGTTAGGGTGCGACCGTTCAACTGCATGGCGCAAATGGGTGATTGCCTGCACCAAGATTGCCACGCACTTAAACGCGCAGAATCGTTGATGAAAAATGTTGCAACACTTTTGTTCTCTACATTTGCAACATTTTCTGGCATTATCAGAAGCATAATCGCGAGAGGTGCATGGTTAAAGCCCGCCTCGTGAAATCCTCCTCAAGCGCAACCCCACACAGGCCCCCCACGGCTTAGGTACTTCCTGCGAAAGTCCTATGTGGGGGCGCGAGGCGCGGGATTTTGCCAGCGACAGAATGAAAATAGCGATTTCCCTTCGCTAATGGGCGGCACAACGCCCTGAAATGCCAACATTCACTTCAAAGTAGAACCGAAATATGCACGTTTCGCTGACACCGATCGAGCGCGTCATTCCCTATGCGCGTAATCCAAGAAACAACCAGGCGGCAGTCGCCAAGGTCGCAGCCAGCATCCACGAATTCGGATGGCGCCAGCCGATCGTCGTGGACAGCAACATGGTGGTCATCGTTGGCCACACGCGCCTGCTTGCTGCCCAGCAACTGGGGCTGGAACAAGTCCCCGTCCATATCGCTGAGGGTCTTACCGAAGCGCAGGTGAAAGCCTATCGCCTCGCGGACAACCGCACCCATGAAGAAGCGGAATGGGATAGCGAACTACTGGCCATCGAACTGGGCGAGCTTAAGGATTTCAACTTTGACCTCGGCTTGACGGGTTTTGATGCGGAGGAATTGGAAGCCTTGTTGAATGACGAGGATCTGGAAGGATTAACCGATGATGACGCGATACCTGAAGCCCCTGAAGTTGCCACCTCACGCCTGGGCGATGTATGGGTACTGGGTGAGCACCGTTTGGTCTGCGGAGATGCGACAAGCCCTGATGCTTATGCTCGGCTGCTTAGCGGCAACTCTGTAGACATGGTTTTCACCGACCCGCCTTACAATGTGAATTATGGCGAAACCGCTAAGGATAAGATTCGTGCCAAGGGCGGCGCGAAAGCGGGTCGCAAGATTATGAATGATAATTTGGGCGATGGTTTCTTCGGCTTCCTGCTGGCTGCATGCCAAAACACGGTGAAGCATTGCAAAGGCGCGATATACATCTGCATGTCATCTTCAGAACTTGATACGCTCCAGCATGCGTTCCGTGATGCTGGCGGCCACTGGTCAACCTTTATCATCTGGGCGAAGAACACATTCACTATCGGCCGCGCTGATTATCAGCGGCAATACGAGCCTATCCTTTATGGCTGGCCAGAGGGCAATAAGCATTTCTGGTGCGGAGCGCGTGACCAAGGTGATGTATGGTTCTTCAACAAACCGAAAAGCAATGACCTGCACCTGACGATGAAGCCGGTCGAACTGGTGCAGCGTGCCATTGAGAATTCCAGCAAGACCCGTGATACCGTGTTGGATTGTTTCGGCGGCTCAGGCTCCACCCTGATTGCTTGTCAGAAAACCAACCGTGCAGCGCGGCTGATTGAGCTCGACCCAAAATACTGTGATGTGATTGTCAAACGCTGGCAGGACTTCACGGGCAAAAAGGCAACCAACGAAGAAGGCCAGCTATTCGCTGACCTTCAAGCGGAACGCCTTGGCGCAGAGGCTTAGGCAATTCGGTAGGTACGCTCGCCACCCTCAGCTTTATCGCTGGTGATGGTGAGTCCGAGTTTCTTCTTCAGGTTCGCCATGGAGCCATGCACCGTGTGCTTTTGCCAGCTGGTGACATCCATAATGGCTTGGATGGTTGTGCCTTGGCGCAGCATGTCGAGCATGGTCGATTGCTTGGAAGCTCGCTTGGGTTTTTCTGCTTTCGGTTCAATCGGTGCCTTGCCGACCGCAGCCATGCCTATGTCGGTAATGTGGTAAAGCACCTCTTTGCCGTTTGGTTCGCTGGGATGAAACTGGGTTTTGCTTTGCACGCATCCCTTGTTGACCAGCGCGTCAATGACCTTGGTCTGCGCGGCGGCAGGAATGTGGCGCATAAAAGTGCGGATGCAGTTTTCTGGAGCGATGGCTGCTTGCTCAAGGATGGTTTGCTGGGTTTTGCTAAGTTCGATAGTCATAAAAATCTCTCTGGTTGGTGGTTAATGCCCCGCAGGACACCCTCATGAACGCTTGGAAAAACATACTTATCAACTCGAATAAGAAGAAATAGTGATTATTTTTGAACATGTTAAATGTCTTAGACCTGTTTTCTGGAATTGGGGGGTTTTCCCTTGGATTTAAGCGAGCTGGCTGGATAACCATCGGCTTTTGCGAGATAGAGCCGTCATGTCAGCGCATATTGGCGGAACATTGGCCAGATACGCCGATTATCTCGGACATTCGAGACCTTAATGCGGATTCACTGTTGACTTCCGTCGACATTATCTGTGGTGGCTTTCCCTGTCAGGACATTTCCCTAGCGGGCAAGAAAGCGGGCATTGCCGGCAGTCGTTCGGGGCTTTGGAAGGAATATGCGCGCTTAATCAACGAACTGAAACCACGCTATGCAATTATCGAAAATGTGGCAAACCTGCGATCTAGCGGACTTGTTACCGTCCTCACGGATTTATGGCAGATCGGGTATGATGCGGAATGGCATTGCATACCAGCTTCCGCCCTTGGCGCACCTCACAGACGCGATCGCATCTGGATTATTGCCTACCCCAACCGCGAGCGATGCAACGGTGGGCGAGATATTCGGCAAGCACGATACATTCAAGGTGAGCAAAAGCGGCATCATCCGCAAATACACGAAGAACGGTGTAAGCGGCAGCCTGGGACTGGGGCGGCATGTCCAGTTCTGGCCGACCCCTTGTGCGCGGGATTGGAAGGACACGGCAATCTCTTTGAGGATGCTCGCCCGCGAGGGCAAATCCTTCAGCCGTCACAAGTTAGCCTGTTGTGTAGCGTTGGAGGAACTCCATGGTGGAGTGCTGAGCCAGGAATCTCTCGACTGAAAGATAACGGCCTGAATCCCAACTGGGTGGAATGGCTAATGGGCTTTCCTGTCGGATGGACGGGGGGATACACGCGCAAGGAACGATTGTGCAGTCTTGGCAACGCAGTTGTGCCGATCATTCCCGAAATGATCGCCCACAGCATCAATGAATACGAAAAAACCTATGTCGACACCCACTTATCCAGTCAGCACGATTGCCAAACTGTTTAGCCTAACCGAACGGCGGGTGCAGCAGCTGGCAAGCGAAGGTGTCATTCCAAAAGCCGAGCGAGGCAAATACGATCTGGTCGCCAGCGTGCGCGGCTACATTACTTATTTGCAGGAACGCGCCTTCGGCAAGGAGATTATCCATGTCGATGCCCACCAGGAACGCGCAAGGCTGCTGAAGGCGCAAGCCGATAAGACAGAATTGGAGGTGAAAACGATTAAAGGTGAATTGATGTCACAAGATCAAATTGCCGAACAATGGTCTGGGTACGTCATGGCAACTCGTTCTCGTTTGCTCTCACTCCCGACTCGTGGAGCGCACCTCGCAATGGGGCTCAAGGAGTTTCATGAAATCAAAGGCGGGTTGGAGGAACTGGTGCGCGAAGCCTTAAACGAGATAGCCCTCTATGACCCACGAAAACTCAGAGCCATTGATTTGCAGAATTGCGAGATTGATGGCACCACCGCCGAATCTGACGGTGAGCCAGTGGGCGGACACGCACCGCCAGCTGAGTAGCGAAGCCAGCGCAGAGCCTGGGCGATGGTTGACGGCGCGCGCTCCCTATCAGCGCGAAATCATGGATGTGATCGGCGATCCGCAGGTGGAAACCGTGGTGATCATGTCCTCTGCCCAGATCGGCAAAACTGAAATTATTAACAATATCATCGGCTACCATGTCCATCTTGACCCATCGCCTATACTGCTCCTGCAACCGACATTAGAAATGGCGGAAGCGTGGAGTAAAGACCGCTTTGCACCGATGCTGCGTGACACCGATGTGCTGCGCGGACTGGTGAAAGACCCGCGCACCCGTGATAGCGGCAACACGTTGTTACACAAACGATTCCCTGGTGGTCACATCACCATGGCGGGTGCAAATTCGCCTGCATCGCTTGCCAGCCGTCCTATCAGGCTGGTGCTTTGCGATGAGGTGGATCGTTATCCTGCCTCGGCGGGTACGGAAGGTGATCCTGTTAGCCTGGCGAAAAAACGCACGACGACTTTCTGGAACAGAAAACTTCTGCTCACCTCCACCCCAACCATTAAGGGCACAAGCCGCATTGAGGCGGCATTCGAACAGAGTGATCAGCGGCACTTCCATGTACCATGCCCACACTGCGGCGAATACCAGACCCTGAAATGGGCGCAGGTGAGATGGGAAAACGGTAATGAAGGCCACAAGCCAGCAACCGCCCATTACATTTGCGAGCATAATGATTGTGTGATCCTTGATACCGATCGCGCCGCCATGATCAGGGCTGGTCGCTGGGTAGCGGAAGCTCCGTTTACCAACATCGCTGGCTTTCACATCAACGAGCTTTACAGCCCGTGGGTGACGTTTTCCCAGATTGTCAGGGATTTCCTGCGTGCGAAAGCATTGCCAGAAACCCTTAAGACCTGGGTGAACACTTCTCTTGGCCAGCCATGGGAAGAAGAAGGCGAAACGATTGAAGCGGATGTCCTGCTAAACCGCAAAGAAAGCTGGGGATCGGAAGCTCCCGAACCCGTGGTTCTTGTCACCGCTGGTGTCGACGTACAAGGCGACCGACTGGAGATCGAAGTCAAAGGCTGGGGCATTGGTGAGGAATGCTGGTCGCTGGATTACCATATTTTTTACGGCGATCCAGCGCAGGATTCTGTGTGGCGTGAACTTGATGCTTACCTGCTAAAGCCAATTCGCAGCCAGACAGGCGTGCATCTCAACATCGCCTGTGTGTGCGTGGATTCTGGCGGTCACCATACGCAGGCTGTCTATGAGTTTTGCAGTGCGCGTGCCATACGCGGCGTGTTTGCCGTCAAAGGTATAAACCAGATGGCAAAGCCGCTGGTGGGCAGACCAAGCAAGAACAATCGCTACAAGCTCAGGCTTTACCCGATTGGAACGGATACCGCC